TTGGGATCCACATTGGTAATGAACCGACTTACTGAAAGAATTGTAGCAGAATATACAGGTCGTCCACAAACGGCACAGATGTATTATGAGACTGAACGCCGGTTACTATTGTATTATAATGCTCTTTGTAATTACGAGAATAACTTGAAGGGATTGCATGCTTATTTTGAAAAAATGCATTCTACTCATATGTTATGTGATACACCACCAAATATCATTGACAAGCTCGATGATAAATCTCTGATGAACCGGGGAAAAGGAACACCTGGTACGACACCTATCAAGAATTGGGGATGTGAACTCATCCTTACCTGGTTGCTTGCCCCTATTGTTCCTGGAAGTAATATCATGAATTTGCATAAGATCAGAAGTGAACCTTTGTTGCAGGAACTAATCTACCATTCAAAGGAAGGTAACTTTGACCGTGTAGATGCACTTATATATCTGATGATCTATAAAGATCAAGTGACAAACATCATTACAACATACGATAAACCACAGAATGAGATCGATCCATTTTTTGCTAACCATCCTCTGTTTAAGGAGAATATTTTAAAAGAAGTTGTGAACGATCCTTTTAAATCTATCAAAGATGCTTCAAGAATAAAATCAAAAGAGCCACAAAGTATCCTTGATTACATTCCACGAAACAACGATTAAAACTATAATCATGGCAACCTTAATGTTAAATGTCGAATCGACGGTACCAAGAACAATATACCAGTTTCCTAAGCAACAAATTCCTTATGCGGAAAAAGATGAACCTTGGGGAAAAGATAATATTGATGCAGGTATCATGTTATCCAATCATGACCATGGCAAGATCCGGAAATCCCGGGCAGCAAAAAAAATCAACTACGATATCATCAATGGTATTATAGATGAGTCCGATATCGAACTTGCCTTCAATCCACTTGGATTAAAAGGAGTAAAATTTCCCGCTAAGATCCAGAACTATCCTATCGAGACAGGCAAGTTAAATGTTCTTAAAGGTGAAGAAGGCAGGCGTCGTTTTGATTGGCGACTAAGGACTCTGAATGAGGATGCTATCAGTGAGAGAGAAACAGACCTTTCTGAACAGATTATGTCTTTCATGTTCGAGCAGGTAGCTAATGAGAATTATACTGAAGAACAAGCCAGACGTAGAATGCGCAACTTGCAGAAGTACCAGAACTATGATTACCAGGATATGCGAGAGAAAGCTGGTACCAGAGTGTTAAGTTATTTCTGGCATACTAAGAAAATGCGTAGAACCTTTAATGACTCATTCTGGGATATGCTTATTGCCGGGGAAGAAATATTCTCCTGCTTTAAGGTACATGGTGAGCCAGAACCGGAGAGACTAAATCCTCTTAATGTTACTGCATTTGGTATGGGAGAGAGTTATAAGTTTGAAGATGCTGATGTGATCACTATAGATGGATATCATCCTATAGGAAAGATGATCGATGAATACTGGGATGTTCTCAAACCAAATGAATCAGCAGAACTGGAGATGGGATCCATGGCTCATGGTAATTATGCGAATCGTTCTCTGACAGGACCAATACAACAGGATAAAGAGAATCGCCTTGGAGATGCTATTATCATTCCTGACTCGGGAGATATTGGTGCTTTTGGTGGTTACTATGATTCTGATGGTAATGTACGCAGGACAATCACCATCTGGAAATCGCGTCGGAAGATTGGTACTTTAACATATTTTGAGGATGGGATAGAATATAAGACCTATGTTGATGAATATTACAAGCCTAAAGAAGATAAAGGGGAAAGTGTTGAATGGACATGGATCAATGAATGGTGGTGGGGACACAAAATTGGACCGAATCTTTATAAAAGAATTGAGCCACTACCACGGATAGGCAATAAGATGAATAACCCTTCATTCTGTCTGCCACCTATCATAGGTACTTTATACAAAATCAATTCCAATGAAAGTATTTCCTTGGTAGACCGAATCATTCCTTATAAGTATTTATACAATATTTATATGAGACGTACCGAACTATCGTCAGCACGTAATAAAGGTGTACTGGCAGAGATGGATCTGGCTAAGATCCCGGAAGGATGGACTCCTGAAGTATGGATGCTCTATGCTGAGATGAATGGATTCTTTACTACCGACTCCTTTAAACAGGGGAGCAAAGGTGCTGCTACCGGTAGATTGGTACAAAACCTTAATAATCGTGGTAATCAAACCATGGATCTCAATTCTTCAGATGTTATAAAGGCCAACCTGGAACTGGCCATATATGTCAAGAATGAACTTGGTGAGATCATGGGGATATCACCCCAGAGGGAAGGATCTATTGAAAATCGTGAAACTGTTGGTGGCGTAGAAAGAGCAGTTCAACAGAGTGCCTATATCACTGAGGAATGGTTTATGGTTCATGATAACACTAAACTCCGGCTCATGGAACTGGTCCTGGAAACAGCCAAATACTGCTGGTTGACACAACCTACCAAGAAGCTGCAATATATCGATGATGGGCTGATAACCCATACATACAATATCGATACTAAGCTTTTTGCTGAAACCGAATATGGCTTATTCATGAGTGACGGATCAAATGATTCTGAATTATTTCAGACCATCAAGCAGTTGGCTCATGCAGCTATGCAGAATGATAAAGCCAGAATCTCTGATGTATTAAGCATATTCTCAGACATGAGTATATCCAGTGCGAGGCGTAAACTGGAAGCATCTGAGGATGAAGCTTTCGAGCGTCAGGAGCAATCTGAGATAAGAGCTGTTGAGGCAGCCAAGATCACTGAAGAGGGTAAGCAGCGTCTTGAGCAGATGAAACTTCAGCAAGAAGAACGCATAGAACTGGCTAAACTGCAGAATGACTTATTGATTGCACAGCTGGAGATCCAGAGTAAATTACTTGAAGCACAACATAAATCGGCTAATGATAAGACTGCTGAAAAACTTGTCCTGGAATATCGTAAGCAACTGCAATTCATCGAATTAGAACGTGAGAAGTTACGGCAGAAATCAGACGAAAATGAAAAGAAGATTCGTTCTCAGGAACGCATCAGTAGGAATCAATTAAAAGTACAAAGACAAAGGAGCAGTAGCACAGTGTAAAACTGAAACGTCGTTTCAGCTTTTTTATCATAAGTCCATATATACAGAAATGGACCACCGGACTGCGTATTGAACCGTAGTCCTTTAAATAGTAATATTGTATAACCTATCTTAATGGAGATATTAAAAAATGGCAAAAAAGGAGATTGAAGAAAATTTGTTTAATCTTGATATGGAGACTCAAGATATTAAACTACCGGGGGAAGATTTTGTCTTACAGGTTCCCTCAGCGAAAATGACCCAACCCGGGCAAAAACCTGCCACTGGCAAGAATGATGCCCCACCCATTATTCGTGATACTATGCTGCAAGGTGGAGAGATGCCACCACTTATTGTAGTAGATGTTGAACCGGGAGATAACATTCAAACAGGTATTTTATCTGCTACGCCAAGAGTAGAAACCAAAACAATAACGGAAACAGAGACAAAACCAGTAGCAGAGAAAGAAATTATTTCCCCTGCAGAAAAGACCGAAGAAAAAACGCCTCCAGCAACTCAGGGTCAGCAAGGTGAACCAGGGAAGGATATCGAATCAGAAGAGAAATTGTCTCCGACGTATCTCCATGCTGCTGCTCTTCATGAAGCTGGTGTCCTTCCCAACCTTGATTTAGAAACCCTTAAAGAATTGGAACCTGGAGATATCCTTGATAAGCTCATAGAAGCCAATCGTGATGAGGTTAAAGATCAAGCACAAGTTGAAATCAATGCTTATAAAAATCAGTTCAATGCCGACCAGAGAAAGGTCCTGGACATGATTGAAGAAGGTGTGATTTTCGATGATGCCACAAATACTGTTTACAATCAATTGAGGTACGATACTATTAATGAAACCCAGATAAAGGAATCCCCGGATATACAAGAACAACTATACCGGGAATTTTTATATGCGAAGGGACATAACGATAGTTATATCAATCGGGCTGTTAAGCAAAGTAAGGATTTAGAGAATCTTGAAACAGATGGTCTTGCGGCACATACTGAACTAAAGACGATGCTCAAGGAAGAGGAAGAGGTTCTCCGTGAGGAAGCCAAACTTCAAAGCGCTACACGTAAACAAAAGACTGAGGATAACATCAAGCGTATAAAAACTGACGTTATCGCTACCAAAGAAATACTTTCGGGTATAGAGCTTTCAAAAATTGATAAGGATAAGATCATTGAATATATGACTGTCCCAGCTGCAGAAATTTTGCAGAATGGTCAGAAGATACCTATCAGTAAGATGGAGGAAGTTCGCAGAGCCAACCCGATTGAGTTTAATAAGAGAATGGCCTACTTTGTTCACCTGGGACTCTTTGGTGATAACCCGAAACTTGATAAGATCGAGAAGCAGGGTGAAACCAATGCTGTCAACAGACTCAAGGATGTACTTGTGGGCAGCACAACCTCTGGTGGAGGAAAGGCAGTGATCTCTGATAAAGACACCAAAACAATTCAAGGCAAAGAAACGGAACCTGAGTTCCGTATGCCCAGACAAATAAGTACAGTTAGACATGATTGATAACCTCTTTTAATTTTAATAGAAAATGCAATACGTATCACCACTTCAAGAGTACGAACCTAAGGATTGGGCCGGTCTAACGACCAAAACCCACCTTGGGGCGATTTATCAAGTAAAGCCACAGGATGCTTCAGACTTGGTAACATTACTGTATAAGGCCAATTATGGGACTAATTTCGGTGTTTTTCTCCGTAGATTTTCTCCTGTAAGGCTTCCCTCTGACGACGATTTCCGCTGGAGATTACAGGGTAGTTCTAAGAAAAATATCCCTCTTGTAGAAGTAAGAGTCAATGGTACTGCCATTACTTCTGCTTCTCAGGTAGGAAAGAATGGAGCTAACTTTACGATGATCTTCCCGGAGATGTATTTCTCGGATACTAACATAATTGTTGGTGAAAAGAATTCCGTCTATCCCATTCATATAACAAATATACCTGATCCCTATGGAGCTGGCATGTTTGCATACGAATGTGAGCTCTTCACCAATGATCCGAATGCTTTCATTCCTTATGAGGAATTGACTGCAGGAAAACGGTTCTCTCGTGAATGGTCTATTGTCGAGCAAACCCTTTCGAAAAAAGGTGGAACTCCGACATATACCAGTCCGTTCTCAATGATCAACAACTTCTCTATGATTCGTATGCAGGACACCCGCCCTGGTAATATGATCAAGAGACCGGTAGCTTTCTCATGGCCGGTAATTGACGAGAACGGCCAGACACAGGTAATGACCACCTGGATGCAATATGCCGACTGGGAGTATGAACAACAGTTCCAGGACATGAAGAATAAGCTGCAGAACTTTGCCACCACGAATCGTAGGGATGATGGTACCTTCGCACAGAAGGGAGACTCTGGATATGAGATCCAGCAGGGAGCCGGGCTTGAGCAGCAAATTGAATCTTCGAATGTTGTTTTCTTTAATGACTTCCAACTGGATATTGAATGGCTGACCGAGCATATCATGGATGCTTCTGACAATGCAAGAGACGGATCCTATGGAACCGAAAGGCGTATTGCCTTGCGTACAGGAATGTGGGGAGCTTATCAATTCCATAAGGCCATTCGGGATTACACTCAGCTGTATACTCCTATCAGGAATACCGATATGATATATCGCCAGGGTGATGGTT